CCGATGACCGAACAATCCACGATGTCCGAGAGAATATCACGCCCAGTGACGGTAACCGTGTGCGTATCTTTAGCCACCTCGATATTGATTTTTTCGATATAGCCAGTAAGGACCAAATCCGAATCGATTTTGATCAGGCATTTCTTTTGGGAAATCAGTTTAAGATCCCCCTCCAGTTTATCGGTTAGTTTCAATTCAAAGGAAGACGTGAGACGTTCGATAGACGATTGTATTGTTACCGATTCCCACCCGGTATAATTTTTTCCATCGATATTGACCGAGATCTCATTAGCCGGCATTTAAAAGCACCTCAATGGTCCCGGATATAAATCCAGGGTGCTTTATCTTGTTTCGCCTTAAGATATCCTGCTCTTGATCGACGGATCCATAAAGAATGTTCGCGACGACTAACCCGGGGGTGGCTTCATTGACCGGGTACGCAGTAAGCAAAGAAAGATCTGCTGCACGGGCTTCGATATTCAACGCAATGGCTGATCGGGTATCCCAGAGAACCGAGTAGAAAATGTCGTCCGTTATCGTTTGGAGCAAGGCATCAATTTTCGCAAGCACTATGTCGCGGTATTCTCGTGCTTGGTTAGAACTTTCAAACGGAAGCTGAGATAATAAAATGGCAGCGGAAATAATCGACGCCTCTTGCATCAGATTTACGAATGCCCCCGAAGCGCTGGAGGGGGCTGTCATCGCAGGGGCGAAATTGAAAACCGGGATCAGGTTTTGGAATTGTACGCTCTGGTCAAGCGTACCATCGTATGCAGGGTCGTCTTTGAATAGCCCGAAGGTAAGTAAATCGAAAACCTGATCTGCAAGTGTCTCCGCAGATACGAGATATTTGGATGGAAAATTTTTGATCTCGTCCAGAATACCTTTGAAGTCCGAGTTTGATGCGACGAGCGCTTTGGCATCTCCTATTTGAAGTAAAGCCTGGTTTAGTGCGTCTTGCACGGATTGTGCTTCGCTATACGAACGCGAGATATAATCGTAAGCGCGTGCAAAGGCGGATTTTGTTTCCGCGATTGATGCCTCAAGTTGAGGCTGGATAGTGGCGGGGGTTGCACTTGCAATGGGAAACGAGATGCTGTCGGCTTGAATAAATGTGAATTGAAAACGAACCAAGCGCTGTTCCAGATCTACTTCGGAAACTCGGATCGCTTTGCAACGCACGCTGAGTACGCCGTAGGTCGGATGGATAAGTTCCCCGACTCCGCTCTTTCTAGCAGCTTCGATAATTCTGTTTCTCTTAACAGAAACATCGGCCCCGATGACTATTCCTTCCACATTGAATCCTTGGATGCTTTCGCCCAAGTCTTCGATGAAGGGGAGATCCTTTCCTGGAAATTCATGTTCGGCCAAGCGCCGGCCGAAGGATCCCTCTGTGCTGGAGGTTAGAAAAGGGACGCCACGAAAAGAAGCTGCTGCCATGGTTGCCTACGGTTGGGCGAAAAGAAGTCCGTGCGAAACGCCCAGGTCCACATCGCCAGTGCGCTTTTTGATATCCACCTTCGCGCCGCGTGGGGCTCCATTTAAGGAGATGTTTACGTCCACTGCACTCTTCTTTCCCTGCGCAAATCCTGCCCCTTGATTTTGTGCGCCGATAACCCTTGCAGCTGAAATATCTGCAGTGGGGCGCTGTGGAAGATCGACGGGAGAAGGTTTTGGAACATTGGCGCTAAACCCGGAGGTGAGATCTCCGTTTCCGGCTGCATACCCACCAAAGGTTGCAGCAAACCTCCGATCGCTGGGGTTGACTGCAAGCGCGCGGGCCTGGCGAATGGATGCGAATATTCCGGCCAGCAAGGTCCCGACAAGTACGCTGCCCGCGGCCACCCCTCCTACGCCAATCCCAGTGGCCGTTGTAGCCGCGCCGGTGCCCGATGCAGCGGATGCCCCAGCTGCTCCGAAAGGATCCCCTGCAAGCGGTCCAGCGGCAGCTGCTGCGGCCCTAGCGGCTTTTACAGCAGGGGATACCTCGCGGAGAACCTTAACCAGTTTGGTGATATCTAAGATCGACTTCGCTATAGTACCGAAGGCTAGTAGACCACCTCCCGTACCTACTAGACCAGCAATACCGATTAGCGTGGCTTTCAGCAAAGAAGTATGACTGTTAATCGTTTTAAGCAGGGTATTTACTTCGGACAGAGGACCAGCAAGATGCGGAAGAGTAGTGGTCGCAAGTTGGATTTTAAGCTGCTTCCATTGTTCGATGGTCGTCGTCATCATTCGATTAAAGTCGCGCTGGTTCACGCCGTCTGCTTGAGCAGACTCATCGCGAATACGACGGTACTCGCTCATGTTTTGCGTCATGGCTTTGATGAATAATGAAGACTCTTTATCACGGAAGAGGAAACCGATCTTAAACGGATCCCCCTTGGTCCTTGATTGGACAGTGTTCAGGATCGTTTCGATAGGGTCTTTACCGGACGCTAAAGCACCATTCAAAACCTTCTTGAGATCAATACCGGCCTGCATGAAATGCCCGCGGGTACGTTGCGAGGTAATCGTTTGAAGAAAACTGGAGAAGTTAACGGCTGCTTGAGTAGGATCCGAAGCACCTAACGTAGCGATCTGCAAGGCGGAAGATAGTTTAGCTACCCCAGCTACCCCCTTAATCCCCAATTGAGACGCGGTTGCAGTTAGGCCAGGCATCTCGCGGGCCATATCCTTCAATTCGAAAGACCCCGCCTTACCCGCGTAGGCTGCTACGTCGAGGGCTTTGCCTAACTCATTCACCGGAACTTTTAAATTCCGATAGAACGTGTAAGTCGTATTTGCCAGATCATCAATATTGGCCTGAGCGGCCGTCGCGGTTTTACCGATAGGATTGAGAAAGTTCTGAGCAACGCGCGGGTCCATCCCCTTCTCGACAAGGATTTTCATCCCCTCGATAAGTGCTCCAACCTCTTGATTTGTATCACGTGAAGTTTTGAGAATCCCCGAATTGATGTTTTTCAACTCGCTGGGAAGAAGGTTTCCGATGTTACCTAGCTCTTGCAAGCTATGCTCGGCCTGGAGGGCCATGCCCGGAATATTACCGAGCCCTAAAGCCCATCCTAAACCTCCCCCAGCGAGTCCAAGGCCCATGCCTAGTTTGCTGGAGAAACTTGATAACTCCTTTAGCTTGGCTTTGCTTCCGTCAACGGAGTCGATGAGCCCTTTTGCATTGGCGCGGATGAGAACGACGATGGGGTTCATGCTTTAAACCCCATCGCCTTAGCAGCTTCGATTGCTTCCGGTAACCAAAAAGTGATCATCTCTGCATCCATCTCGAGAAGCTGGTTCGGTGGCCATTTATACAGCCAGGCGAATAGCCCTAGGACTTCTCGCCAGTTTGTGGGGAATTCTGCAAAAAATTTGCCACCACCTTGCTCAATTGCAGCACGTCCGACAAATCCATCTGGTGATAAACAGACGGAGGCTTGTTCGTGACGCGCGCAGTGACGAGAAAAAGATCGTTGTAGTTCAGGTCCAGGCCCGAAGTACCGATGAGATCTCCTCCTCGGGGACGACGAGGAAAAGCGATTTCAGAGAGATCGGTTTTCCCGTCCTCGTCTTTGATCGGGTAATTGAGTTTGATCGTTGCTACGCTCATGCCGGAATTTCCTCTCCGTCCAATCCTTCGAAACGGACCGCGACTTTGCCTTCTTCGGTGTCCCCGGTACCTTCGCCGGCATACCATGCGTTACGCAGGATAAAGGTCTTACCTACTGGCTCGACCAAAGTAATGGTGGCGTCCTCGATATTCACGAGTTTGTTCAGGTCCAACTTTTGGCTGTTCTGAAACGACCCCTCCAGATAGGGCTCCATGATTTCTTCCTTAAAACCGTGAACGTCGTCGCCCTTGACGGCCGTCTTCTTCTTGAATTTCGGACGGTACGTCCAGCTGCCTGTGAGTTCTTGCTGCACACCATCGATCTTGAGATATGCGATGCCCGCCCTGCGATTCGGATTGCCTGCCATTTGCTATTCCTTTCCTCTTATTATTTGCCCGAGTGCTTACAAGCGGAACTGTACCGTGATTCCTACCACGAATGCCTGGTTGATGAAATCCGGCGGGAGAGTGATATTCAGGCGATCCTTATCGGCCGCATCACGCGTTACCTGCAGATTACTCTTGAATACGTCGGCATTTTCCACCAAACCCATCTTCTCCCAATTCTTGTAAACGCCCATCAGGAATGCACGCATCAGATTCGGGGTAACCACCTGCTGCCCCACACCGAAATTGGTTCCGTCATCAGCCAGTTTCGCCCGGCCGAATTTGGTCCGCACCTGGGTGCGCACGTCGTAGCGGGTATACATGATCGTCAGCATGGTTTCCAGTTTGAGGTACGCCACGTCTGCGGCACCGGAGCTATTCAGCTGGTACGTGGTAATCATCCGCTGCAATTTCACCGTGGAAGATCCGGAGTCCGAATACAACGTCGCGATGCCGGAGTACAGAAGGGAATTCGCTTCCGAAATCAAGAACCGATCCCCGACCACTGGGGAAAGGATACCGGGCAAAGTCAGATCCTTCTGCGGGATCGCGGGGTCGGCCTGCGCTTCCGAAGCGATGCGGCCGGCGGTAGCACCGATGATTTCCATCGGGGTATTCGGGTACTTATAGAGGCCCAACGTAACGACGTGCGGGCAGTTGCGGGAAAGCCCGTAGGTTTGCAAAGTCGAAAGGTTGCCGACTTGCGCTGTGATGGCCACGCCATCCAGCATCTTGAGAGGGCCGAAGCGATCCGCGAGGAAGTTCTCCAAAGCCGTGACATTGGTAACCCCACTATAGGGAGTTACGAAGATGTGGTACCATTCGTCCCCGAGCAGATCGAGTGCGGTTTGTATGGTCGGGTCCGTTGCGCCGGAGGCCATGGCGACGACGGCTGCGGTAACTCCAGCGGGCAAGATATCCCCCGCCTGGTAATTGACGCGAATGTCGATATTGTTTCCCAGCGTGCCAGCGTTCTTCGCCGTGAACGTCACGACTCCCGCGCTATTGCCCGCGGTAACCGGGGAGTTCACATCCGCGGTCAGGGCAGTAACGACCTTGCCCGCGATAATGGTGGGGGTATCTCCTGAAGCGACTGCGATCTCGTAGCGCACGCCGGCTACCAGAACGACCAGAACCCCGGCAGCGGTTGCATTGCCGGTAAGGGTCAAGGTTCCCGTGGCGACCACTGCGCTGCCGGCATCCGCCTGGCCTATTGCCCACACCTCGTTGATTTGATTCGCTGCGAAAAACCCCTTCGCGATCAAATGAAGGTGGGACCCTTTGCCGAAGTATTTCCCTGCTTGGTCGGCAGAAGAAATCCTGGTTAAGACGCCGGCCGCTACGGTTCCCGCGGCGAGTTTCTGTCCGATCATGACTACTTTGAGCGGAAGAACGCTCGGGCCCTGCGAAGCATTGCTGGGGTCGATATCGACCGAAACGACGGGGACCCGGAGGTTAGTGGGAATGGTCATTTGGAGATCTCCTTATTCTCTTTAGATTTCGATTCTTTCCCTACGGGGCCAGAGGATTGCTTGACGTCCTCGTGCAAAACACGACGACGCCAGAAAGTGTTATCCGGCACAAATTCTCCCTCGGGTTTGAGTGGTTGATTCATATTATCCGGATTGAGAAGAGTTTTCCCATCGAGTGGCGTAACAAAGATCATGCCTTGCATAACATCTCCAATCTATTATAGTTGATGCTCTTTCCAGACGTACCATTGCGCTGGATCCGCGCTTCGACTTACGATAGATCCATCCGGAAATTCGGCATGTGGGAAAGCTGAATAATTACCGCTCACAGCGCCCTGCAAAACTTTTTCCAGATATTTCCCATCGAAAATATCTGCGTCCCAATAACTGCTAGTGAAGGCACCATTTCCATCAGGGATTTTATAATAAATCCTCTTGACGGTGGCGGTACTTAAATCCTTCCCTGTATTGAGCCGGATCCTAATCGACTGCCCTTCGACAAAACGCTTGGTTATCTTTGGCATTGGTTACCCATCAAAAGTTGAGTCGGTGGAGAGGATGTCATTGAATAATGAATCGCAGACTAGGGTATCGTTAAATAGGCAGTCGGCGACGAGAAGTTCGATTAAACTTTCGACTCCCTCTAAATGTCCGAAGATATTTGTTATCGCTGACCCAGCTTGCGCAGCGATTATTGCTTGAAGGGCTAAGGCCCCGTTCGCAGCCGAAGAAGCGTCCGGTGCGATGGCAGAAATCATTGCCTGCAAAATGACAAGTCCAACCGCAGAAACGGTTGCAGGGGCTGCCTGTGAAGCGCTAGATGCCTGTACGCCCCCGACATTCGCGTTCCCCGTTACCGTAGGCTGTTGGGCTTGCAATCCAGCACTGGCTTGAATCTGCAACGCTCCCGAAGCTGCAACAGTCGCTGGGGAAGGAAGGGCGCTGACAGCCCCCTGAATAAGTAATGATCCGCTTCCAGAAACAATCGCGGGAGGGGCTTGTAAGGCACCAGATGCATTCAGGGAAAGAAACCCGGAAGCGATAGCAATCGCTGACTGAGCCTGTGATGTTAAAGAGGCTTGGATTAAAATAATCGTGTTTATCGAAACAGAAGCCAGCTGGGCTTGGTTCGCTGCGATCGCTTGAATTTGAAGCGCACCAGAAGCAACGACCGTCGCTGCAGCGGTTTGGTTTACGCCCGTTGCCTGTATAAGGAGCGATCCTGATGCGATCGCCCCAGCGTCTTGGGACTGCGAAGCTATCGACCCATTTATCGTATCTCCGAGACCCCCTGTTGCAGAAAGGGTTGCGGGGTCCGCCTGTACAGATGCACTCGCCTGGATGAGCAATACCGCTGAACAGCTAAGGGAAGGAGGTAGTGCTTGGCACGCTGCCGAGCCTTGGAGAATAAGCACTCCCGATCCGGATGCACTCGCACTTTGCGCTTGAGTAGCTACAGATGCTTGTATTTGTAAAGTAGCGCCGGCGCTAAAGTTCGCACTCTGCGCCAGTGCTGCGATGGAAGACTGAATAATGACGGATCCGTTTCCGGATACAGAGGCATCTTGCGCTTGAGAAACTAAAGAACCTTGAATGAGTAAGACCGCAGCTGACGCTACGGTTGCCGGATCCGCTTGTAGAGTAGCAGATCCGCTTATTCCAACATCCAAAGAACCAGCGGCGGATACGGATGAATCCGAGGCTTGAATAGTAGCCGATGCCTGTATTAGAAGAACCGCTGCGGAAGATGATGAAGCATCTTGTGGTTGAAGAGCAGCCGATCCTTGGATAGGCAACACCCCCACAGATGCTACGGACGGGCTTTGTACTTGGACGGCCGCGGATCCATGAATTTCGACATTTGCACTCGCTGCTACTGAAGCATCCTGCGCTTGGGCCGTTGCGGACGCTTGAATTAAAAGCGCGGCACTAGAGGAGGATGCCGACGCTTGACTTTGCGTGGTAGCAGTAGCCTGTAGGATTAACTGTGCAGCTGCGCTTGCTGAGGCATCCTGGGATTGGACTGCCGCACTTCCATTATAAGAAAGCGTACCCGAAGCACTGGAGGTGGAGTCGGACGCTTGGGTCGTTGCGGAAGCCTGAACCAAAATGGAGGCCGAGGCTGAAACCGTCGCTGCTTGCGCTTGGCCCGCGGAGGAACCTTGGATAATGACCTGTGCTGCAGCTGCTGCGGTTGCTGCGTCGGATTGCGCAGCGCCGCTACCATTGATGGTTGCAAGACCCGTTGGTACAGCAAAAGTTCTCTGCTTAGGTGCTTCGAGAATTCTCCAAGGGTTATAAAAAAGGGCTTGATACTCAGCGAGTGTAAGAACACGCGCCCAAGCGGCCACAATAGCGCATGCACCTGCATTACCAAAAAGTACAGATGTCTGTCTGCCAGTGTTGGCATTGGGAAGGACTGTATCAGCAACGGTGGTATTTAATGCGTTTTTAGTGTAAAATCTTCCGTTTGTTCCATCCATCGTTACCATTAAGCGATGTCGAAACTGCTCGGAATTGGCTAACAAAGCGTCCGATAAAGAGTTACTCCTACGCCCATTATTAGCCCAAGCAATAGCACCATTAGTGATAACAGAGGTATCATCTAAGTTTATGCCAACGCCATCTCCTGTAACACTCGCTTCTACTGAGCGTATCGGAGCATTCTCCGAGGCATTAACTAGGAGGGAAGCATCAAGAAAAATCGAGTATCTGCCGGCGATTTTATCTAAACCAGTTGAGTAAACTGGAAATAAAAGAGCGTTTCCCCGTGCCTCTTTA